CTAGTTTCATGTAAGAGGAAACATTAAATTGCTCATCTTCCTCTTCCTCATCATCTAAAGGTTCCATCTCTCCCATTTGATCATCAGCAGGTGCCTCTTCAGGAGCATATTGATCGTTATCATCTTCTTCATCATCATCGTCATCACCAAATGCAGCTTCTGCACGAGCTTTTTCGTAGTCTGATAACTTACCATCTTTATCAAGATCTGCTTTTTTAGGATCGATTTCATCCTCATATTCAATAGTTGTTACTTTTTTAACTTTTGACTTGGGGAACTTACCATTGATAATAGATTGTATATCATCATCATCTAAATCATATTCTGGTGGCATATCTTCTTCAGGATGTTTATGAGTAAGAAAATCATCTAGCTCTTCTTCGCCTTCAGCACTACCCATTTCAGCTAAACTCTTTTCTAGAACTTCGAGCATACCTCTTAAGTATTCTTCCGCTACATGGTATTCTTCATATTGATGCATATAATCTAAAAATTTCTTAAATTTAGCAACAGTATCAATTTTACCACCTACATTAGTAATATTAGCAATTATTTTTGGATCTATATCTTCTTTAGCTAGTTGACTTAATACCTTAGCTAAAGAAGCTTTTAAAAGTAGTTTTTCATCCTGAACATCAGGATCTTCACCTTTATCAACTGGAGCTTTTTTTACAGCATCTAAAGTAGCTTGTCTAATTTCTTGTGCTGTTAAACCACTATATTCTTTCTTTTTAGATCCTTCATCTTTTTTAGGTCTTACACCCTTTCCGGTTCTTAAAATCATTGCGACTCTTAAGAATTGAGATACTCTATCTTCATCAGTCCCTGGAACGTTTTCAGTAGCGTACGTATCAAACTCTTCACCGAACTTTTCAAATTTTTCTGGATGATCAATAGCTATTTGACCAACCAAAGCATTTACTTCCTTAGCAGAAGGTTTTTTCTTTCCCATATCAGGTACTAGCTCTGGATGCTTTTCTTTTAAAAAATTATAGAAAAATATTCGTGCGTCTCTATAAGGTAAGCCAATATTAAGCTTTTTCATCTTATTCATAACAGGCTTAAGAGTTTTAGAAATACTTTCTTCAATAACGTCATTTGATAGATATTGATGCGTATCTTCTGTGATAATTTGTCTACTATTCCATGAGTCTAAATTCATAATAATATTTATTGATTATTGGCAAATTTCTACTATAATATATGTATGTGCGGTATATATTGTAGTAATGATCTTAGTACTTTCGAAATATTAGAAGAAGCTAATAGAGAAAGAGGTAATTTTGCTACTGGTGTAACTTGGCTTAATAAAGAAACGGAAGAATATGAAATTATCAAATACGATAAAAGCATAGACTGGAAAACTGAAGATGAAATTCCTGGAGATAAAGACAAGAATTATATATTTTTAGGTCATAATCAAGCACCTACAAGTAGTCAAAGAGGATATGATCCTAATACGTCTCATCCCTTTATATATGGAGATTGGGTAGTAGCTCATAATGGTGTTCTAACGAACTATAAACAATTAATAAAGGATCTTATACCTAAACATAGTAATCCTGTTGATAGTAGCGTTATACCGGCCTTATTAGCTGAGAATGATTATATAGCAGGTCCCCCTGAAGACGAATCTGATGAGGTAGCTAATATTGCTAATGTATTAGAATCATTAAAAGGTACGTTTGCTTTATGGATATTTAATATTAGAAGCTTTAATGTTTATATAGCTAGACAGAGCAGTACATTATTTTATAATGGAACTAATGTATCATCTATAAAAGGGATGAACTATAAAGAAGTATCAGAAGGAATTATATACAAATATAGTAAAGAAGGGTTTAAATCTGTAGAAGGGTTTATAGTTGATTCACCATTTTTAACATTATGAGACATATAGCATTATTTTCACAGACAGGATCTGAGATAGCAGGTTTAATAAGAAATGGATTTATTCCTGATCAAATTTTTTATGATCAAAGAGATAAAGATAAAATTAACTCTGGTATATGGAGATGTACTAATACTGTAGATATAATTAAGGAAAAGGTTAAGGATGTAGATTTTCTTCGAAAATGCTTTGGTAACCCTAAAACTTGCTTTATAACTCTTCATGGATGGTTGAATATACTTCCTAAAGAGATATGTGAGGAATATGAAGTATATAACGGTCACCCTGGTTATATTATTGATTATCCTGAATTAAAAGGTAAGGATCCGCAAGCAAAAGCTTTTTTGTGTAAAGAAAGATATAGGTTTATAGGGTGCGTTTTACATAAAGTAATTCCTGAAGTTGATGAAGGTGAAATATTATTAAGTAAAAGGCTACCTAATGTATATGATAGTGTAGAAGGTATTATAGACGCTTGTGCTAGAATATCTTTAAGTTTATGGATAGATTTTTTAACTGTAAAGAAGGCAAATGAATAAATTAAAACAAACTGGAAAACCAAGACAATTTGAAACAGGTGCTCAGCGCGATAATGCTGAAGGTAAATTGCGTATGAGCTTAGTACCACATAAAGCTTTAGATGCTGTAATGATGAGATATCTACAAGGTGCAGTTACATATGGTGAACATAACTGGCGAAAGGGTATGAAACATTCCGTATTATATGATAGCGCAATGAGGCATCTAATGCAAGATTTCCAAGGAGATAATAGCGAAGATCATTTAGGAGCAGCACTCTGGAATATTATGTGCATGATATGGAATAGGGATAATAAACCTGAAATGGATGATCGAAAAGAATATGAAGAGCATTAAAATTTATACAGCTACAAAAGGAAAGAAAGAAGATACCCAACTATATAAATCATTAGATAGAGCATTACGTTTGGTAGATGGTGTAGTTTACCCAACTCATTATGAAGAAAATAATACTAAAAGTTTACAAAAATGTTACAACTCTTTTATCAGAGATGCTAGAACTAATAATGTTGATATTGCTGTTTTTATACACGACGATGTCATTATTAATACAGGTGATCTTCGTACCCGGTTGGTTGATGCTTCGGAAAAGTTTTCAGTTTTTGGTTTGGCTGGTACAACTACCTGCAAAGTTGGCATGCCGGCTTTATGGCACCTTATGTCAGAGCGAAAAGACCAAAGAGGATGCGTTGCACATGGAACAAACGAAAAATACCACTATACTTCGTTTGGTCATGTTCCTAGTCGGTGTTTACTTATTGATGGGGTGTTTATTGGCATTAATATTAACAGCCTTCCACTAAATGTAAAATTTGATGAATCTTACCCGTCTAAATTTCATTATTATGATTTAGATTTTTGCCTTGAATGTAATAAAAATGATGTTATAATGGGTGTAGTAGATATACCTATAATTCATTCTAGTCCGGGACTTACTAATCCGAATGAAGAATTTTATAAAGGACAAGAATATTTTATTAATAAATGGAAACAGTAGTATTAGTTACAGGAGGATTTGATCCGTTGCATTCAGGTCATTTAGCTTATTTAAAGGCAGCTAAAAAGCTTGGTGATAAACTTATTGTAGGTATTAATTCTGATCCATGGTTAGAACGTAAGAAAGGAAAAAACTTTTTGCCTCTTAATGAAAGATATGAAATAGTATCTGCTTTAAAGTATGTTGATAATTGCATACTTTTTAATGATGAAGATGATACTGCTATTGAAGCTATACGTAATGTTATAATGCTATATCCTTTTGATAGAATTATATTTGCTAATGGAGGAGATAGAACAGTAGATAATGTACCTGAAGAAGATCCTGATCTCTTTCCAGATAAAGAAATTATATTTCAATATGGCGTTGGAGGCGTAGATAAAAAAAATAGCAGTAGCTGGATATTACAAAAATGGAAAAAATAAATTTAGATTACTTTGAAAAAGTTTTAGTATATAAAAGCTTAACTGATGAAGAATATTTAGCTGATATTATAACTCACGTTCAGCCTGATTTAATAGCTGATAAAAATATAAAAGTTATATTTTCTTTAATTAAAAATTTTTATATTAAAAGAGGTACTTTACCTTCTTCTACTGAGCTTAATACTTATCTTGTTAATGAAGACGTAAAAAAATCATTTCAAACTGTAGTAGCTTCGTTTAAAGAGATTGATAAAACTCTTAATAAAGAAGAGCTTTTAGAAAATACTGAAAGGTATTTAAAAGAAAGAGCTATATATCATACTATGATGGATGTGGCAGAAGATATAACTAAGGGTAAAGTTGATACGGGTTATATTTTAGAAAAATTTGAAAAGAATTGTCGTATATCTTTGCAGGATGATATAGGTTTAGATGTATTTGAAAATATTAATGAAATTGTTAAAGATTTAAATACTGATGAGCCTGTTATACCTTCCGGTTGGAACTGGTTAGATGAAATGCTTGACGGTGGATTTAGAGCTAATGGTAGAGCCTTTTATGTATTTGCTGGTCAGACTAATGTTGGTAAGAGTATATTTTTAGGCAATATAGCTACTAGTATGCAACGACAGGGTAAGAATGTATTACTTATATCTTTAGAAATGAGCGAACTAATGTATAGTCATAGATTAGTTTCTGACTTAACTAAGATACCTATTAGTAATCTTAGAACTGAATCTGTAACTCTAAAGCATAGTATTAAAGGTATGAGCGGTAAAGGTAAATTACTAGTAAAGGAGTTTCCGCCTAATACTATTAATTCTCAAGGACTTGCAAGTTATATTAAGACTGTACTTAATAAAGGTATAAAAATAGATGCTATAGTCTTAGATTATATTAATCTTATGAAGGGGTCGTTAAACTCTAATTTATATGAAAGAATAAAATCAGCAGCTGAAGAAGTTAGAGCTTTAACTTATAAGTTTAATTGTCCTATCATATCTGCTACTCAGTTAAATAGAGCTGGATATGATACTAATAGACCACAACTTGAAACTATAGGTGAAAGTATAGGCTTAGCAGCTACTGCAGATGCTATTATTGGTATTACTCAAAGCGATGAGGATAAAGAACTTGATATTATAAACTTACATATGATGAAAAATAGATTCGGCTCTAATTATGGTAAGAATGCAATGAGAATCGATTATAAGACTCTTACTGTTACTGAAGATGAATCATTAAATGATGATGATGGGGACTTAGGGGGAGTCTCTGATGCGCTGGATAGGTTGAGTACTTAAAAAAGGGAACTAAATACTTTAAATGAGCAAAATTCATGTATTCACTGACGCAGATTTAGATGGAGCTGGTTGCTTTTTAATGTTAAAAACGGCCTTTCCGAATGATAGTATTACGTATAGTGTTACAACTGAAAAAAAGTTTAGATCTAGCATACTTGGTTGGTTAGAACGTGATGATTTTAGCAACTATGATAAAGTTTTTGTTTGTGATTTAAATATTAAGAATGATATTGCACTAATTAATCAACCTAACGTAGTAGTTTTTGACCATCATGCTGAACATGTAGAACATTTGGAAGAATACACGCTAGCTAAGCCAGTTATTAAAGATTATAGTTCATGTACGTTGCTTTTATACCGCTCACTTAAACTTGAAGATAAATTAAACGAATATCAAAAACTTTTAGTTAAAATAGTAGATGATTATGATAGTTATACACTATCTATACCTTATAGTAGAAAATTAAACCAAATATTCTGGAATTATACTGGCGATAGAGTTAATAAATTCTTAAAAGACTTCGAAGTAGGGTTTAAAGGGTTTAATAGATTTCATAAAAATACTCTTATAATAGTAGAAAGAAAAATTCAAGAGTATTTTAAAAAAGAAAAGATTTTTAAAGGTAATATAAAAATAAGCGGTAAAGAGCGCACAGTTTTAGGTGGGTTCTTTAGCTTTTCACCAAATGAAATAGCAGAAAGAGCTTTAGATGAAAATAATGGTGATATTATCTTTTTAATGAACCTAAATACAAAGACTTGTATAATGAGAAAGTCTAAATCATGTGATATTCATATGGGTAAATTAGCAGAAACATTAGCTGATGGTGGTGGTCATGAAGATGCAGCTGGATGTTTGGTAAATGACACCATAATTAATATTACAAAGTTATTGGAACCAGTATGTCAGTAAAAACACCAGCACAGAATATAGAAAGTAATGAATTTGATCATGCATTTTTAACGTTCTGTACATTTGTTTCGTTATTACACGGTAAAAAAATGAATTACCCTACTGTATTTTTAAAGATCTTAGAAAATAAAAGATTAAGAGAAATATACATGAATCTTATAAATGAAGATAATGAGTTCGGTGCTATTAGTAAATTTATTGAAACCGAACCTTCAATAACTAAAAGTAAATATATCACCAAGTATCTTAATAAACAAAAAGGTCCTTTACTTTAATAAAAATAGTTGAACTTAAAAGGAACTATTATATAATAGGGGTATGAGTAATATAACTAATACAATGTTCGAGTCGATACGCGGTGCTCTCGCTAGCTCGGAAGAAAAATCGTCGTCAACGGTAGCTAATATTCTTAGAACAGAGCCAGGGAATACTTATACGCTACGGTTATTGCCCTTTGCTAAGGATCCTAGTAAAACGTTCTATCATTATATGCAACATGGATGGAATAGCTTTGCTACTGGTCAATATGTAAGTGCTGTATCTCCTCAAACTACTGGAGATAGAGATCCTATTGCAGAGATTCGTTATAAATTTTATCGTGGAAACGATTCTGAAAAAGCTATTGCGAGTAAGATTACTCGTTCTGAAAAATGGCTTGCTAATGTTTACGTTGTAAACGATCCTGTTAATCCTGATAATAATGGTAAGGTTATGATCTTGCGCTATGGTAAGCAGCTACATAAGATTATAGCTAGTGCTATTGATGGAGAAGATGCTGCTGACTTAGGTCCTCGTATTTTTGACTTAGGTCCTGATGGTTGTAACTTTAAAGTTATTGTAGAGAAGCAAGGTGACTTTCCTACTTATGTATCTTCTAAGTTTACTTTTCCTTCTGCTATTGAAGGCTTAGGTGAGGATAAATTTGAAGATATCTATAATAATGTCTTTGATCTAGAGTCTACCTTTACTATTAAGGATTATGATGAGCTAAAAGCTATGGTTAATGAGCATATTCTTGTAAAAGAAGATGTAGTTGAGGAACCGGTAGTTACTCCTGCTGTAACGTCTGTACCTACCCCTGAACCTGTAACTCCTTCTCCTGAACCTGCTGCTGAAAGTAAGCCTGCAGAAGAGGATGAAGATATTAAGGATCTATTAGCTGGTTTAGATTTGTAATATGAGCGACGACGTACCTCAGATTCCTATGCCAGAATTTTCTGAACAACCTGTGGATAGTACTCCGCCTCCAGAAGGAGGATTTACACGCGAGTTGACACCGGAAGAAGAAAGAAATGTCTTAGTTAATTTTATGGGTTCTCAATATGGTGAATTTCATAAAATGGACCAACATATAGTTGGTGAATCGAGTGTATTAAAAAGAGGAAAGAGCAACGAGGTTAAGCAGCAAATTACTCAATTGTTGCAGCAGCCGGTTCAGCCGGTTGCGCCTCAGCCCTTACCTTCGCAACCTGCACCACCGCCTCCTCAAGAGGTACATCAACCTCAAGTTCAGGTAACTGAACCTGTAAAACCGCATTACGTCCCTCCTACGGAGCCAGAGAGTAAAGATCAACTTACTTTTGATTTCGATCAAAGTGAAAAAGATATTCTATTTGATAAAATTGAAAAAATTACAACTAAACTCGATAAACTACATCACAAAGTAGATAGAATATTTGAAGTAGTAAATGGCTTTCAGAAAAGCAAAGCTACTATAAAAAAAAAGTCAGTTGAATCGACAAAAGAGTGATAGTATAATAAAGAGTATATATGGCTTCTTTAAAAATAAAAAATAAAAAAGACTTTGTTAGTAATTTTTTAGGACCGGTATCTAATTTAAATGATATGTGCGTTCTAACTTTATTTAGTAATAAAATAGAATGTACTATAGCAGGTTCTGATTCAACTATTGTATGTAAGGCTACTACTGATATAGAATCCGATATTACTGAAAGTAAGACTCTTAATATACCTGATATACGTAAGTTAGTTAGAGTGTTAGAAATTATACCTGAACAAGATATAGAGATAAAAATTAACGAAAATAATATTTCTTATAATAAGAACGGTTATAGATTTAAGTTTCATTTACTTGATGATGGCTTTGTTAAACTTCCTAATATTAATGTAGATAAAGTAAATGAATTAGAATTTAGTACATCATTTAAAGTCTTAGAAAATAATTTAACTACCTTATTTAAAGGAAGTGCATTTACTACTGAAACGTCTAAACTATATGTCTTAAGCGATGGTGGTACTATTGCAGGTGAACTTGGTGATCGAAGTAGACATAATACTGATAATTTTGTATGTATACTAAGTAATAACTATGATGGTAAAGAAATTAGTAAACCTCTACCTGTTAACTTTGAGTCGTTTAGATTGATTAGTTTCGGTCAAAGTCGTGAGATAGATTTCCGTATTAATGAAGAACTTGGTATTATTACTTGTAGTCTAGAAAAAGGTAATGTAGCATTGACTTATGTCGTATCTGCCTTAATTAATTAATATGGTAGATAAAAAAGGTAAACTTAAAGAAAAGCCTATTAGTAATAAACTAAAGACTGCAGGCTATACTATTAAACGTTTGCGTGATAATGGCTTCGTTGTTCTTAAAATGTTTAATGCATATAATAATACTGATCCAAGACGATGGACAGTTTTAATTGATCCCGGAAGAACATCGATTTATATGACATGTTTTCATAATAAAGAAAACTTAAACGAAATATTGTTTGAAATAGATGACGGCGGTGTTAAATTTAATAGAGGCTTCTTTATTAAAACTGATAGCGTAGAAGTTCTAATTAGTACGCTTATTGAAAAGGGTATACCATCTGATCCATCTGGTAATCCGTTCTATAAAGCTTAAATAGTTTTATAATGGACGCTAATCCAGAAGACGAACCTAAGAAGTCCCTTTCTGCTGAAAATATTTTTCCAGCTGATTTTGAGGAAATGGAATCTCTTATTAAAGAGACTATGCAAGATATGTTCAAAAAAGAGCGTATTAAACGTAAAATAAAAAGAGGCGCTGAATCCGAAATGCTTACACGTACATGTTCTGAGTTTATGAATAGTTTTATTATTATGGGATATAATACGCAGAATGAGCCTATAGACCCCATCTTTTACTGTAGATCAGAATTAGAAGCAGATGCTTTATCTCATTATTTACAAAGATTTTTTATATCTCTAGCTAGAGATATGACCGATCCGGGTGATAAATTTAGATCTTGATTACTCAAAATTATTTCATAAAATATATATATGAACGTCCTTATTCTTGGAAAAGGCTATATAGGTTTTGAGGTACATAACTACTTTAATAATGTACGTAGCGATGTTAATACATTTTTTCTTAAAAAAGGTCCTGATAATAATGCAGATGGATCTATAGTACAATATGATGATGAAGAAACTCTCTACACCTATTGCTTAGCGCACGAAATAGATACCTTAATTAATTGCAGTGGTTATACTGGTAGTCCCAATGTAGATGGGTGTGAAGATAATAAGGAAGCATGCTTTGAAGCAAATGTTAAATTACCTGTAATGATAGAAAGAGTATGTAAAAGTTTAGATATTGACTTTATACATATGAGTTCAGGTTGTATATATGATGGTTATGATAAAGTATATACAGAAGACGATACTCCTGATTTTGGTATATTTGATAGCCGTTCGAGTTTTTATAGTAAAACTAAACATATGGCAGAAATGATGCTTGATAAAAACTTTACATGTATAGTTAGATTAAGAATGCCTATGGATAGATATTATGCTAAATCTTCTAGTAAAAATATTTTAAAAAAACTTATAAATTATGATAACTTGGTAGATTTTGCTAATAGTAAAACTGATAGATATAGACTTAGTGAATTTATAGATACCATAAGATTAAACTTTAAAGCGGGTATATATAATGCAGTACATAGTAATGCTTTAACTACAAGAGAAGTAGTAAAAATTTTAAAAGAATATGATCTTGTAAACGAAAATTGGAAATTTGTACCTTATGACTCATTACCATTAAAATGCAATCGTAGTAATTGTGTATTATCAAATGAAAAAGCTAAACGAGATTTTGACTTTGATTGGGGAGATGAAGAGCGTTATTTAAGAATTAATGCATCATTAATGCAAAAAGAAAAGCAATGGCAGACAGAGAAATAATAGGGTTTACGGCTGGTAATTTTGATTTACTCCATCCGGGGTATATCTATACATTCGAAGAAGCAAAGAGACATTGCGATAAGTTTCTTGTTTTCTTACAAAAAGATCCATCAGCTACAAGGTATACAAAATATAAACCAGTTATACCTTATTATGAACGGTATAAAACTTTAATGGCTATACAATATATTGATGAAGTATATATGTATCAAACTGAAGAAGAGTTAATTAAATTGATAGAATTTTTTAAACCTGATATTAGAATATTAGGAGAAGATTATATTGGTAAATCATTTACTGGAGATAATCTGCCCTGTAAAGTTATATATACAACTCGTTCCCATGAATGGTCAACAACAAAAATTAAAGACCTAATAACTAAACAAACTATAAAACAGAACCCTGACATTTTAAATGATTAAAAATAAAAAAATTATTGTAACAGGAGGTAATGGTTTCATTGGGTCCCATATTGTAGACAGATTAGCTAAATCTAATCAAGTGCATGTTATCGATAATCTTTCAAGTGATGCTGCAGAAAAATTTTACTATAATGAAAATGCAACATATCATGAAGCTGATATAACTGATTATGAAGCTATAAAAAATATTTTTACTGATACTGATTATGTTTTTCATTTAGCTGCAGAAGCAAGAATTCAACCTACTTTAATTAATCCTATATTAGCAGCTAAAAGTAATATGTTGGGTACATGTACCGTCTTACAATGTAGTAGAGAAGCTAAAGTTAAGAGAGTGATCTATAGTTCTACTTCATCTGCATATGGATTAAAAAATAGCCCGCCACTAAATGAAGAAATGCCTAATGATTGTCTTAACCCATATTCAGTTACCAAAACCGGAGGTGAAGAATTATGTAAAATGTTTACAAACCTTTTTGATGTTGAAACTGTTATATTAAGATATTTTAATGTTTATGGTGATAGGTCTCCGTTAAGAGGTCAATATGCTCCTGTTGTCGGTATATTTATGAGACAGACAAGGAACAATGAACCAATGACTATAATTGGAGATGGAGAACAAAGAAGAGACTTTACCCATGTTGAAGATATAGTTGAAGCTAATGTTAGAGCAGCTGAAAGTGGTAATTCTAAA